ATACATTCACCAGCGAAAGAGTGGATATTCAGTTGAACCCCCTAGACAATGAAGTATTTGTCGTGTATGGCGTCGATATCGATGTCAATGATCCTGAATTGCTACCTGCAACTACAACAGTCGCACAATTATCGATATCCACAACTTCTCGAACCTCCGTGGGTGGAATCTCGAATTCGAATGTTATGGCTCACACTCGAATTGAAATCCAAGACAACGGTGTAACTGCTGTTCGTGGAATGTACTCTTCAGACAGTGGTCCTGCTACTCAACTTGAATACTTGGCTATCATCGCAACCAATGATTTCTACTTGAATATTCAGGGAACCGCCAACACTGGCGTACTATTTGGAAACGCTCGACTATACGGCGTTCGTGCGAAAGCAGATTCTTCAGTATATGCAGCACTGGTTCAAAGCGAAATGCTTTCATCTTGAGTGATTTTGATGGTGGCTATACATGGCCGATGGTGTGGACCCAACTGGACCGGAGGACGCAATATCAGCGCACGGGACTATCTTCTGGAAGGTAGTAGTTTCAAAGCGAAGTGTATTGATGATCTTGATTGTGCTTGCAGGACTCATGACAAGGCTTGCGCCGGAAAAAGTGGATGTAGTGCTAAGGCTGATCGGAATTTAGCGGCAAAGGCACAATGGATTGCAATCACACAACCTAAATTACGCAATGTAGCACAAGCGGTTGCAAGTGGGATGCTTGGAGTATCACTAACTAGGAGATGAAATAATGGCAACAGTAACTTTGACAATTGAAGAATACGAAGCATTGATCTCATTGGTTCGAGATATTGTGCCGGGAACTGCTGCTTCTGGAAGTCCAGAGTTAAGCTTAACATCACCAAAAAAGAAACGCAAGGTTTCGAATTATTCAAAACAATTCGGTAAAGAATTAAAGAAACTGAAAGCACTCCATCCGCGCACGAAGATAACAGCATTGATGAAGCGTGCTCATAGAGCCACAAGACGAACTCTCAAGCGTTAAGATCTATTGTTCTGTTTGTCTTGACATTCGAAGCAAATAAAAATAGCTATTTTCTCCTCGATGAAACCCATAAACAATGTTCCTTGATCTGTGGAAACAAAGCATTTGCATAATTTGCATTCCTCAGTATCGATTATCATTGTGCGTCATCCTCCTGGTGTTCAGCCTGATTGGCCAATCGCAATAATAACCCAAGATGCTTCGCTAATGGGTGGTCATTCTTTATCGAATAGCCATGTAAATGACATAATGCATCATAAACAACGTAATATGATTCTACTGGACTCATTCAATCACCTCTGGCACAAATAATCCAGCATTACTAACTGCTTCATCATTCAAATAGATAGAAATTACTTCCGCACTATTGGTAATGCGCAAATATCCTATTCGAATCCCTGCTATATTGAAGATTTGACAATGATGTGATCCTTCGCTCATTCAATCACCTCGAATTTGACTCCTTTGAGTGCTTCCCACTGCATAATTGCAGCAGAAACACGGTTAGATCGTGTCCCTTTCTCCCATTGTCGGTATAATTCGTATGCTTTGTCGCTCATTGTTATTGTTACAGTCGGCATATTTTACCCCAGATGGACTCCAGTTATAACTATTATTATTATTTTTTAAGGATTTTTGAATAGCCAGAGGCCAAAAAACGCTGTACTAAGTTAGTTAGTGGTAGTAAATCCGTATATGTCGATAGCAATTAGATAGAGACTTTAGTCTAAATCCCGTTAGGGGTTCGACATATTTCTAGGCTTCGGGGCCTTCGGCGAAGATAAATCCGGGGGGGTGTAGTTTATACACTACCTAGGTTTAGCGATGAACATGGTAAAAGGATTAAAACCAACATCTGGCCTGATCGTAATTAGTGAAGGACTCTCAGAAAGCGCAGCAAATACATTCACCAGCGAAAGAGTGGATATTCAGTTGAACCCCCTAGACAATGAAGTATTTGTCGTGTATGGCGTCGATATCGATGTCAATGATCCTGAATTGCTACCTGCAACTACAACAGTCGCACAATTATCGATATCCACAA